CAAAAGAATCCCGAAGCCTACGCCGAGAAGCTGACCGCGATCGATACCGGGGTCTTTACCCAGGAACGGCTCAACCAGGAACGCCAGGCGTACATCGATTCTTTTGGCGCTGATGAGGGCGAGAGCCTGTTTAGCCAGGAGTACCTCTGCAGCTGGGACGCGGCCATCCTCGGCAGCTTCTACGGCCATGAGATCAGGAAGGCGGAGGAGCAGGGTCGGATACGGCACGTTCCTTACGATGAGCACGTCCCGGTTCATGTCAGCTTTGACATTGGATACACCGACGACACCTCGATGTGGTTCTACCAGGTCATTCGAGGCGAGATCCACGTCATCGACTTTTACACGGCCTCGGGCCTTTCGGTCGCGACCGTCATCGAGATCCTGCAGAGCAAGCCGTACCGCTACGGCAAGTTCCAGCTCCCGCACGATGCCAGGGCAAAGACGTTCGCCTCGGGCGGCAAGTCGGTCATCGAGCAGATGGCAGCGCAACTCGGGATCGGCAGCTTGATGATCGTCCCCAATCTTTCGGTCCAGGATGGCATCCAGGCGGTGCGTCAAATGCTCCCGCGGGTGTACTTCGATGCGGAGCGCTGCGAGCAGGGCATTGAGGCGTTGCGACAGTATCAACGGGAGTGGGATGAAGATAAAAAATCATTTCGCTCGACACCGAGGCATGATTGGTGTAGTCATCCGGCAGATGCTTTCCGTATGATGGCGGTGGCGTGGCGGGCAGAACCGAAAGCAGACCCGCGAGCAGAGACGAAAGTGCTCTATGTGGGCCAGGAAAACGAAGTCACGCTTAACGATATGTGGGCGGTCCATGAGCGGACCCAGAGCAGGAGAATGCGAATATGAGTGGAGTAAATAATCCGTATCGGTATTCCTATGTAGTGGTCAGCGGTTCCGCGACCAGCACGTTTGGCAAGACAGCCGATTACGTTCATCACGCGGTGGTTGCGGTCACGACGGCAGTATCGGCCAATGCCAGCCTTGCGGTCGGCGGTGTCACGATTGCCGCCCTACCGGCTGATACGCCGAAGGGTGTGTATACGATCCCGCTGAACATTGCGACGACGGGCAGCGTTACGGCGACGACCCTCGGCAATGCCACGATCACGGTTGTTGGGCTGTTTACGCCATGAGCAAGGCGGGCCTTTACGCCAATATCCTGGCGAAACAGGAGCGGATCAAAGCCGGCTCTGGCGAGCGGATGCGTAAGCCTGGCGAGAAGGGCGCTCCGACTGCGAAAGCCTTTCGCGAATCAGCGAAGACGGTTAAGCCGGAGAACAAATGAGCGCAGCCTGGCAACGTAAAGAGGGCAAGAATCCGAAGGGCGGCCTTAACGAAAAGGGCCGCAAGTCGTATGAGCGCGAGACGGGCGGAGAACTGAAACCCCCGGTCAAATCGGGTGACAACCCACGCCGCGCCAGCTTCCTCGCTCGCATGGGCAACATGGCGGGACCGATGGAAAAAAACGGTAAGCCGACCAGATTGGCGCTTGCGTTACGCGCCTGGGGCGCATCGAGTAAGGAAGACGCTCGAGCAAAGGCGAAGGCCATCTCGAAGCGCAACGAATCAAAGGATTAAGTCATGGCCGAAACGGTAGGCACAGAAGTCGAGCGCTATCTACGAACGATCGGCACTTATGACAACGAGTTTGCCAAATGGCAGTCGCGTGTCAAAAAGCTGATTAAGCGTTACCGCGATGACACCCGCGGGCAAACCGGCAACGAAACCGCAAAGTTCAACATCCTTTGGAGCAACGTCCAGACGTTGATCCCGGCCGTATACGCCAAGCTTCCGAAAGCTGATGTTACGCGCCGCTTTGGTGACAACGATCCGGTCGGTCGAGTCGCAGCCAGGCTAATCGAACGGGCGATCGACTTTGAGATTGAGCACTACTCAGATTTCCGCTCAACGATGAAATACTGCGTCGAGGATCGCTTCCTCGGTGGCCGCGGAACGTGCTGGGTACGGTATGAGCCGCACGTCGCGCCCCAGGGGATTGGCGATGACGGCGAGCAAGTGACGAACGCGATCGAGCCAGGCGAGGGCGCACCACCAAATCTCGAGCAGATCGAATACGAATGCGCCCCGGTGGATTACGTCCATTGGCGCGATTTCGGTCACTCCCAGGGACGCACTTGGGAAGAAGTCACCCAGGTATGGCGCTGGGTGTATATGACCCGCGAGGCGCTCGCTGAACGCTTTGGCGAGGAAATGGCCCGCAAGATTCCGCTCGACCAGGGACCGGAGCCGATTAACCGCTACAACGACAGCGCACGATCGTTTAACCGGGCAAAGATCTGTGAGCTCTGGGACAAAGAGACGCTGAAGGTCTATTGGTTTTGCAAGGGCATGGGCGAGTTCATCGACGTGCGTGATGACCCGCTCGGCCTCGAGGGCTTCTTCCCCTGCCCAAAACCGCTCTTTGCGACGACGACCTCCGACAGCTTGGTGCCGGTCCCTGACTTTGTGCTCTACCAGGATCAAGCCGTCGAGCTCGATATCCTCTCGGATCGCATCGATGGCCTGGTGAAAGCGCTGCGAGTACGCGGTGTATACGATGCCAGCCAGCCGGCGCTGCAGCGTTTGATGACCGAAGGCGACAACAACGCGCTGATCCCGGTCGACAAGTGGGCAGCGTTTGGCGAGAAGGGCGGGTTAAAGGGCAGCATCGATTTGCTCCCGCTCGACACGATCGCGCAATGTCTCCTGCAATGCTACCAAGCTCGCCAGGACATCAAGGGGCAGATCTACGAGATCACCGGCATCAGCGACATTATCCGCGGGCAGAGCTTTGCCTCAGAGACGGCAACCGCGCAGCAAATCAAGGGCCAATTTGCAGGGTTACGCCTACGCTCCATGCAGGAGGATGTGGCGCTATTCGCCACAGAGGTTATTCGACTCAAGGCGCAGATCATGTGCCTCAAGTACCAGCCGAAAACGATCCTCGAGTATGCCGCGGCCAATCAAATGAGCCAGGCCGACCAGGCGCAAATCCCTGCGGCACTCGAGCTGCTGTCGGACAAACCGCTGCGTAACTTCCGCATTGACATCGCGGCCGACAGCCTGGTGCAGATCGACGAAGCGCAGATGAAGCAGGAGCGCGTCGAGTTCCTGGGCGCTTTCAGCCAATTTGTACAATCTGCCCTGCCGGTCAGCCAGGCTGAACCCGCTCTTGCTCCCCTTATGCTCGACTTGCTGAAGTTTGGGGTCCAGGCATTCAAGGGAGCGCGATCGATCGAGGGCGAGATTGACCAGGTAACGGAGCAGATGAAACAGGCGCTCGCCAATCCAGAGCCAAAGCCAAACCCGATGGTGGAAGCGGAACAGGCCAAAGCCCAGGTCGAGATGCAGAAGGCGCAAATGGTCGCGCAGTCCGATCAGGCGAAGGTTCAGGCGCAACTGCAGATCGAGCAGCTCAAGGCGCAAAACGACGCGCAGCTCGAGCAGCTACGTCAGCAGTTCGAGGCCCAGGTCGAGCAGCAGAAGCTCGCGGCGCAACAGCAGATCGAGAAGTACAAGGCCGATCTCGACGCGGCTACAGCCATTATGGTCGCCCGCATTAAGGCCAACCCTGGCCTCGACATCCCGGCGCTCGAGGCACAGCAAGCCGTCTCTGAGCGCGTGATGCAGGATATGAGCATGGATGTCCGCGCCCAGCTTGATCGGATTGCCGGACTCTATGAGCAGATGGCCTCAACGAGCGATGAGAATATGCGCGGAGTACGGGCTGCGCTGACGACGCTCACCGCTCCGAAGCGGATCATTCGCGGACCCGATGGCCGGGCGATCGGAGTTGAAGCGGTGCAGCAATCGTTCGCAGAGTTTGAACCGCCGATGAGGGCGCAGTAATGGTAATGACCACAAAAGGCGAGATGGCGGAGGCGGATCTCGAGAAACGCGAAGGCGCGATCGAAACCGACCATGAGTTTACGAAATGGGTGGAATACTGGCATGAGGGCGAGTTGGTCCACCGATCGGTTCACGTTCACTTAAAGAAAATTCCCGCCCTTTTTGGCGAGACGGAGAAATTAAATGGCTAACTCCCAGGCAATGTGCACGTCGTTTAAGGTTGAGATCCTGGGCGGCGTTCACGCAATCGGCACCCCGCCGACTCGAGCAAACACCAACAAGGACGTTTTCAAGGCGGCGCTATACCTCGCTACGGGCTCGCTTGGGGCGGGTACGACGGCCTATAGCGTCACCGATGAGGTGTCGGGTGCGGGCTATTCTGCGGGCGGTATTACGGTCAGCAATGCGACCGCGCCGACCTCGAGCGGCACCACGGCATACTGGACCCCCTCTGCCTCATTCACCTACAGCAACGTCACGCTGACGACGGCTTTTGATGCTGTCCTGGTTTACAACAGCACTCAGGGCGATAAGGCGGTCGCGGTGTATACATTTGGCAGTCAGACCGTGACGAGCGGTACGTTCATCCTCACGATGCCGACAAACGACTCGAGCACCGCGCTCCTTCGTATCGCGTGATGAGCTGTGGCAAAGGGCCCCTGGAACACAGGCACCTGGGATGACGCGCAATGGGACAGCCTCCCGGTTACGAGTACCACCGGAACAGGCGGTGTCGGAAACCTTGGAGTCTCCCGATCTGACGCGCTTACCGGCGAAGCCGCCACCGGCGAAACGGGGACGCTATCCGCGTCTACGACCGTTGCGGTCAGCGGAACAAGTGCGACGGGCGCAACAGGCTCTGTCGGAGGAAGCTTTGAGGCGGGCCTTACGGGCAATGCCGCTACGGGTGAAACCGGAGATGTCGCAGACAGCATCACCGTCGCCCTTAGCGGTGTACAAGCAACAGGAGCGGTCGGCGATGAAGGAGATTCGATCGAGGTCGCCCTGGGCGGCGTGGCGGGGTCTGGTGAGCTGGGCGCTCTCAGCGATTCGGCATCCCTCGGGATTACCGGCGTGGAAGCGACGACGGATGTGGGAATCGTCACCCCTGTCCAACAGCCTCCCAGCATCATCATCGACACCCACGACGGTGACAAAGGCGAAAAACACCGCAAAAAGCGGTGGGAGGAAGAAAGGAAAAAGCGCGAAAGGCGCAAACAAGAGCTGATCGCGGCCTATGAGGCGCTGGTTGAGGCAAAACCCGCCCTAGCCGAAGCAATCGTGGGGCCGCATTTAACGGCCCCGAAAGCTAAAGCAGTAGCGCCGCGGATTAATTGGAACGCATTACTCGAGGATATCGATCGCGTCGAGCGACTCTATCGGGAGTATCGCGAAATGGACGACGAGGATGTACTGTTACTGTTATGAAACGAACGTATGTGCTAATCGACGGTGAGTTTGTAGAGCGCAAACGCGATAAAAGCGGGCGTTATCATTACGTTATGCCCGATATCCAGCCGTATAAGTCGATGATTGACGGCCGGATGATTACTTCACGTTCGGAACACCGACGACATTTGAAGGCGAATAACTGTGTTGAGGTCGGTAACGAAGATCCGACCAAGTTTGTTGAAAAGCCAGCCCCGAAAAACAGTCGGGTCGACGTGCTGCGACACCAGTTGGCCAGCATGACCCATGCCGATGCCAACAAGATCCTGGCTCGCCTACGAGACGAAATTCGATTCACCCATGATCCCCACAGGAGACGGTAACGATGGACGTTGAAAACGAGGCCCCAGGCCAGGAACAGGAAACCGATCAAACACTCGACCGGAAAGAGCTGCTCGCGCAGCAGTTCGACGCAGTAGAAGCGGGGGAAGACCCTGCTCCTGCTCGAGCTGGACGCGACGAAAGCGGCAAATTCACCAAATCTCGCGCCTCCGCTCAGGAAGAAGCGGCAGCGCCCGCGGAGGAACCGGCCTGGGCAAAGCCTCCTGCGTCCTGGAAAAAGGAATATCACGAATACTGGTCCAAAGCTGACCCAAAGCTTCGCGAATACGCTTGGCAGCGTGAGGAACAGATGAAAAAGGGCGTAGAGCCCTTGCTTTCAAAGGCGCAGTTTGCGGATTCGATCAATCAAGCGATCGAACCCTATATGCAGACGTTCCAGGGCCTTGGTTTGAAAGCGGAACAGGCGATCGCCAACCTTATGGGCGCTGACTATGCACTTCGCACGTCATCCCCCGAGCAAAAGCGCACCCTTTTCTTCCAGCTCGCCAGGTCGTATGGCATCCCGCTCGAGGGAATCGCGCAAGATCAGGGCGGAGCAGCCCCGGCACAGCCCTCATCTATCGATCCTCTGGTATGGCAGCTCCAAAACGAGCTCAACCAGGTACGCGGCGAGGTGATGGGATGGAAGCAGCAGCAGGAGATGGTGCAAAACCAGCAGCTGCTTAACGAGATCAATTCTTTCTCAACGAAAGCAGAGCATTTTGAAGAAGCGCGACCGACAATGATCCAGCTCTTACAGAGTGGGGTTGCGGAAACGCTGGAAGATGCGTATGAGAAAGCGATAAGATTGGATTCGTCGCTGTTTGAGCGAGTGCAAGCGGCCCAACAGGCTGAAATTGCATCCAAACAAGCAGCACAAAAAGACCGGGCGGCGAAAACCGCTCGGGCAGCTGCGGTCAGCGTCAGAGGTTCCACACCCGGAACCAACACGGCTCCCAAGGCGCAAAGTCGCCGGGCTCTACTCGAAGAAGCGTTCGACGAGATGCAGTCCCGGTTGTAATTAACTGATTAAGGAGTAATTAAAAATGGCATATGCCAATTCCTCAATCAGCGACATCATTGCGACTAACATTCAAAGCCGTACTGGTGAGCTCGCTGATAACGTGACCAACAACAACGCGCTTCTGCGTCGGTTGAAGGATCGCGGCAACATCAAGACGTTTTCTGGCGGTAACGTCATCCTCCAGGAAATCATGTATAACGACTCGACGACGAACAACACCAATAGCTATAGCGGCTATGAAGTGCTGAACGTCTCGCAGAACAGCCCAATCTCGGCTGCTCAGCTCAGCATCAAGCAGTACGCTGCTGCGGTGTCGATCTCTGGCCTCGAGATGATCCAAAACTCGGGCAAAGAGGCGATCATCGATCTCCTCGATGGCCGTATGGAAGTGGCTGAAGCCCAGCTCGCCAACCGCATCAGCGGCGACCTCTATGGCGACGGTACGGGCAACGCTGGCAAAAACCTCGATGGTCTTGCCATCGCTGTGCCGGATTCGCCGTCGACCGGCACCTACGGCGGCATCAACCGCCAGGTGTGGACGTTCTGGCGCTCGGTGTCGTACTCGGGCGTGACGGACGGTGGCGCTGCGGTGTCGGCCTCCAACATCCAGCAGTACATGGACGCGGTGGCTGTCCAGCTGATCCGTGGTACGGATAAGCCGGATCTGATCGTTGCGGACAACAACTATTACCGCCTCTATCTGCAGTCCCTGCAGAGCATCCAGCGTATTACGGACTCCGGTTCGGGTATGGCGGGTGCGGGCTTTGCCTCGCTCAAGTATTACGGCGCTGGCATGGCCTCTGACGTGGTGCTGGACGGTGGTATCGGTTCCTCGAGCTACAACAGCGGCTCGGGTAACGCGAACCATATGTGGTTCCTCAACACCAAGTACCTCATGTTCCGTCCGCACAAGGATCGTAATTTCGTTCCGATCGGCGGCGAGCGTCAGGCGGTCAACCAGGATGCGATCGTTAAATTGATCGGCTTTGCTGGCAATTTGACATCGAGCGGCCCGCAGTTCTGCGGCGTTCTGATCGCTTAATAGGAGTATACGAAAATGCCAGTTATTGTTAATGGCTTTGCGTACCCCGCTCTGACCGACACCAATTCCTCCGCGTCGATTAACGTCGGTACGGTAGTGACTTTGGATGACGGCGGAATGGCGGTGTATGTCCAGGCTGCTTCAAACATTTCGCAGTACAACGCTGTCTGCATCCCGAATACCAACATCGCGACCAATGCGACGACGGCCCGCGTAGCTGACACCAAGCGTGTCGGTTTCGCCCAGGTGTCGATTGCCTCTGGTTACTATGGGTGGGTTCAGCTTGGCGGTAAGGTCCGCGTGAATGTGTCGGCTTCCTGCCTCCCGGCGGTTGCCCTCTACACCACAACGACCGAAGGCCGGTTGGACGACGCTACGGTATCGGGAGCCCTGGTGGCGGGCGTGGTCACGGAAGTGACTGCCTCGGCAACCTCGGCCATGACGGCTGTTGCGGCCTTCACGATGGTTATCCCGGTCCCGTCGAACGCGACCCCGTAACCATGAAACCTCTGGAGATCGTGGTCCAGGCGGCGGGCGAACCGGAGGAGCTCTGCTCCAACATTCGCGCTTCCCTGGCCCGCGGTCTTCCAGAGATGGCCCCCGCTCCTATTGTTCACGACGGTACGTTTGTGTGCGTAGCGAGCGGGTGGTCCATGCCGTCATTTATCGACGAGATCAAAGAGCATCGCAAAGCCGGCCGGCCGATTGTGGCGATCAAAGCCGCGCACGATTTTCTGTGCGAAAACGGCGTAAAGCCGGATCTGTGGGTTAACCTCGATCCTCGCGATCGCACCAGCGGCATCAAACATCACAACGAGCACACGACCTACCTAGTTGCCTCAAGATGTCCCCCGGTGACGTTCGATACGCTAAAGGATCGGAAGGTGTTGCTGTGGCATTCCTGGTCAGAGGGTCCAGAGATGCAAGCGATGGGTGCGGGCAAGCTCGCGATCGGTGGCGGCACGACAAGCGGAATGCGAGCGATCAACATTGGATACATCCTCGGGTTTCGTAGGTTTGTGTTGTACGGTTACGACAGTTGTAACCGCGCTGATGGGATTAAGCGGTTTACGGGCGAAATGACGGGCCCGACGATGGATGTATATGTCGGTGATGGCGCAGAAAAGCGCAAATTTACTTGCAATGCCGCAATGGCACAGCAAGCCAACGAATTCCAAATGATCTATACCGTGATGCCTGACATTGCGGTAGAGGCAAAGGGGCCGGGTTTAATCGCGGCAATCATTGAAGAACGACGCAAGATGAGTCTTGCAGCATAGGAGTATAGACATGGCATTTCC